ATCAGCGTATCGACGAAGGCCGACTGCTCGCGGCGCTCGCTCTTATAGCTCGGCCCGTCTTCGATCGTTACGTCGAAGTCGCCGCGGCCGGTGTGCACGTGGTCTTTCTCGAGATCTTGGACGTTATAGGCGCCCTGGTCGTCGATCGGGTGCGACGTATTTCCGACCATCTGCAGCGTCGACCGCGTGCCGTCTGGCTTGCGGATCGGCATCTCGCGTTTCGTATCGATAATCGGCGTGATCAGCTCGTTAACTTGCCAGCCCATGTTATGCAGATAGCGCTTAAAGTTGTCGACGAAGTGGAAGCTGCCGATTTGTTCCTGGTCGTCGATCCGCTCGAGGGCGAGGCCTGACTTTTCGTTATTGCGCTGTGCGGCCGTCGGCAGCGGCGAGATCCCCAGGGCGGCCTGGATCGAGCGGCGCGCCGAATCCTTTGCTAGTTCCCACTGTTCGAAATTCGCGACGTACTGCGGCCGCGTCGGCGCCGCTAAAACCTGGTCGCCGGTCTGGTTTGTAACCGGGTCATATTGCACGTAAGCGTGTGGGACGTGGTTCAGCTCTTCCCAGGTTTCCTGATCGCTTTCAAACTGGCCCTTGGCGCCGACGAAAGGCACTTTCGGGATCTGGCCGGCTTCCTCGCATTCCTGCGTCGCGAGGAAAGCGAAGAGCATCTGCGGATCACGCGCGAGCCGCACCATCGAAAATAGCTTGCGCTTCGCGAAGCCGCCTTCGGTCATCCACATCTCTTTACCGAAGCACGAAATAATCGGAATGCGCGAGCCGGCCCAGGGTATTGTGTCTAGGATCTCGAGCCCGTTTGTCAGATATTGGACGACCTTCGGCTTCGCGATCTCGCGCTCGCGCTTTAATTCGCCGACGGCGCCGAGCTCTTTAAACTGCTTCCACTCCGATTCGGTGAAGATCCGCGGGCCAGGCTCGTCTTTCAGCTGCATCAGCAGCAACTTGTATCGCTCATGTTCGACGCGCCAGTATTCGGCGATCTGCACAAACTTTTCTTTGACCCAGTCGCTGATTCCAGGCGAATTGTCTTCGGAAAAGTCTGTCAGCTGCGCCGCTTTGCCGAAGCGTTCCTTAAAATTCTTTTTGGTGATGAGCTCGACGAGAAAAGCGTCTTCGATGTCGCTCGCGTCCGGCTGTTTGTAATGCGGGCAAATCAGGACCGTGTCGGGATTCAGTACCGGCTTGATCCGAATATCCTGGTCGAAGCTGTCGTCGTCGCGATACTCCGTTCGAAGGACTGAAAAGCCGTAACTGCGTTGGACGGCCGATTCCGCGGCCGTGATGTATGCCAGCTGCGCATTCGACTCGTCTTCGATGCCTTTGATCAGGCTCGAGCGCTTTGCCGCGTCGGCGTCGTTTGCGCCGTCGCCTTTCGGCGTCACCTGGATCGCGCGTTTGTTCTGGCGCAGATTGTTGATGTACTGATTCAGGTATTGATTGATCTCGTCGAGCGAGATGCAAGGCCGGCCGGCGTCCTGGCGCTGCGCGCGGTCTTCGGGATCCCAGGGATCGCCGGCGACATATTTCATGTCGGTCGCGGCTTCCTCGCGAATGTCCTTCCATTCGGTGCGGTAGTCCTGAAAGCAATCGCGGATCTCTTTTGGTGTGGGTGCGGCCATAGGTGGGGTTACTGCACTAACTGAATCTTTGTCTTAGCGGCACAGGTCGGGCATTTCGTCGTCTGCACGTCGGTCGCGCCGCCGACTTCCCAGCCGAGCAGCCGCGCGTCTCGATAGCCGTCCTGCTCGTCCCAGACGCGGATCCGCGCTTTGCGAGGACATTCGCCACACTCGAGCGTCATCGTCGCGCGGCCAGGAACGTCTTTCGGGCAATAGATCTTAATTACGCCATTCCGCTCGGCCCAGCGCCAGCCGGCCGATTGCGCGGTTTTCTGTGCGTCTTTCTTCGTCTTCCCTGGGAACTGGTGGGCGTAAGTGCATTTGGTGCAGACCAGTTCGAGCACGCCGCCGGCTTTGGCGTGCGCTTGCTGCTCGATCGCTTCCTGGGCCAGCCGATTCAGCCGGTACTCGTCCGACTCGACTTCGCCCACCTTGAACGGTTCGGTGTAATGCGACTCGCGGTTATAGACGTCCCACTGCTCGCGCTCGGCGCGCTGTTTGATCTCCATCTCGTAGACGTCGAGCGGCTTCGCGGCAAAGCACAGGTGCGGCCGCAAGGCTTCGTAAGCGACACGACGCTGATCCGGCGCCGTCGACATCAACAGACCGCGAAAGGCTTGGTGCGTTGTGTAGAGCGTCGCGATCTGTGAGTAAAGATTGCGGTCGTCGAGGCCGCCGAAGCCAAGGCGCTTCAGTTCGTGATTGATCTTCTGGCGGTCGAGCTGAGTGATTGGCATAAATATTCAGAAAAACGGGGAAAACCGAGCTCGAGCTCGGCGATCGCCGGCAAAAACAGCGGTTTTATGCAGGCGGGTGAATATCTATTCGCCGTCGCGATCGGCGTCTTCGACTTCCTCTTTGCCGGCATCGCCAGGGCGTTCGGCCGCGGCCGCGGCGCCGCCGGCGAGCTGGGCGCCGGTGTGCTGTTTGACGTGGGCCATCATCTTCGCGTGCTCATTGGCCGAGAATGGGTGGGAAATCGTCTCATTCTCCATGAAGGCGCCCGACTTCGACGTCGGTTTCGGCATCATGTGATGGTGCACGGTGAAACCCGTAACTTTGCGAGCTGGGCCGCGATGAATCTCGATCCTCATCTCGCGCATGTGGTCTGGTGCTGACTTTTTCATGGTGTCCCTTTCGTGTTTGCGTTCCATCTCGCGGCCTTTGGCCGTTTCTTTCGAACCGTGCATCGCGCCTAAGTTATTCATGGCGCCGAAAATGTAGTGTTTCGCAGCGTCGCCGGTGAGGCCGCGCTTTGCGGCCGAGTTCGCGAGATCCTGCTCGAGAAATTTCGGCATGTTAGTTACCGTCTTCCTGGTCGGGATCGCCTTTCAGCGTGTAGCAAACCAGCGTCGCGCTTTGATCGTCAGAGGTATCGAGGTACCAGCGCGAATCAGGACACGTGCGCGACAGAAAAACTCGCTCTTTCAGGTCGGACGTCGACGGCCGCGGCGGCTGGGCCGACAGCGCGATCGCCAGCAAGACGGCGAAGATGGCGGCGACGAATCTCATACGGCGCCGATCCGCGGGATCCTTCCGAAGTACATGTAGAATTCGGCATCGCTCAACAGCTCGATCTTTTCGCAGCGATGGCAGACGCGCGCGGCCTTTTCCGGTCGACCGATCAGAGCCGGCCGCCAGAAATGCCGGCAAAGCAGCTGCCGCAGAAATCGAAGGCCTTGAGTCATTTGATCGGATCGAAGCGAATGCAGTAGCCGTTCAAATAGATCGGATCCTTCACCGTCTGGCAGCGCGGCTCGAGCGCGTCGACCAGGTGATCGCAATCGCCGCACGACTTGCCGGCGAAAGGGCTCGGCCGCTCGTAATGCACTTCGGCGTGAGTCGCCTTATCCTTTGCTGGCAGTTCCCGCGGCATTGTTTTGTCCTGTCGCCTGCGTCAGAGGGCCGACGACCAGGTCGTAACTGAAAGGCTCGAGCTCGACGACGTGCGGGTAATACATCTTTTCCGATCGGCTGCACTTCGGCGCGAAGACGTGCACCAGGATCAGCGAGTCGCTTTTGTCGGTGCGCTTCCGCCAGATGAGTGTCGAAAGACACTCGGGACAGAGAAGCCGCTCGTCGCGGTAGTAGCGTCTGGGATCGGCCATAACTAGGAAATCGGCATCGAATCGCGAAAGGCCTGGCGCAGCTGCGCGCATCGCGCATGAATGCCGCAATGCTCCCAGGTTGCCGGCTTGTCGCGATCGAGCTCGGCGCCGCAAGTGCAGTGCTCGCGCTCGATCTCGTCGATAAGATGGTGGACTAACTCGGATCCATACATGAGAAAAAGTCTGGGCCGCGAGATGCGGATCCGCGACCCAGACGCCAGCGCCCGTATTGGCTATAGGGGCCTTTGTGTGTTGTGCGCTGGGAACTAGGTCGCGACGATGCCCTTGCCGCCGGCATTCGTTGCGGCGACGCCAGACAGATAGACCTGGCCCTTTGTCGTCGCATCTCCGACCGCGGTCACTCCGTAGTAGCCGCTTGCCAGATCGAGGATGACCATTCCGCCGGCCGACGCGACCAGGTGAAACAGCTGCGCGATCGCTGTGCCGCCGCTCTGGATCGTGCCGATGAAAATGCAGTTCTTGAAGAGCAGCCAGCGATCGAGGCCCGACGCTGCAGCGACCAGTAACGCATATTGCAGACCGTCGCTCGAGTCGATCGGGAAGGTGCAATTCTCGAAGATATTCCGCGGGCCGCCGCCGGCGATCTCGACGCTCGCGTTTGCATTCGTGCGCTGCACGGTATCCAGGCCGACGTTGCAATGCAGGAAATAGTTTTCCTGGCCGCCGCCGGAAATCAGGATATCGCGCGAGCCTGCATCGGCCGATGCAGTCGTGTCGCCCATTCCTTCGAAGTCGCAATTTATGAAGGCATTGCGCGAGCCGGTGATCGTCATCAGGATTGCCGCGGCGATGCCGGTCTGGCCGGCGCCGGCGCCTTGGAACCAGCTGACATTTTGAAACAGGCAACCATTGCCGCTGACAGTGAAAAAGTTGGCCGTAATGGTGAGGCCCGCGGTCGTCGGGTTGGCAATGCGTGCGCGCTGGGAAACGGCAGACGGTGCGCAGATGCCGATCAGGTGAGCGGCGTTTTTCGCCCAGGTGAAAGTCGTGATGCGAGCGGATCCGCTGGCCTGGCCGTTGCCGATCAGCACCAGGACATCGTTAAAGCCGCTGCGTAAAAGCGCGTAGCCGGCCGCCAGCGACTGCACAGGGCCATGCCCAGATGAGATCGTGTTCGGAGTCTGGCCGTCGTTTGTATCGAGGCCGTTGACGGGATCACAGTAGTAAACCAGGCCAGTCGTCCCGAATCCGCCGGCGGCGATGGCGGCGGCGATCGCGGCCGCGGCTGCCGGTGTATAGCTTCCGAATGGACCTGCTGAAAGTTGCGTCATGGTGTTTCTTCCTTTGGTGCGCGAGGCCTGGGCGGCAAGTCGGCAGATTCCGCTGTGCCGTGATCCATTAGCCTCGAAAACTTGTTAGCAGACGGCGCCGGTCCTCCCCCGAAGTACCGGCGCCGCCAGATCCCCACTCGCGCGGGAAGCTTTAACCGTGCAGCTTGCGATTCGCCTTCGCTTTGATCTTGGCCGCGGTCGACGAGCTCATTCGGCCGGCTTTGACGGCCTGCGTCGCGCGGGCCTTCGCGTTCGCGGCGTGTGATTTGTCGGGCATTGGGTATTTTCTCGAGCCTGGCATGCCGAAATCGCTCGCCGGCAGCGCTCGGCGGGATGCTGCGTTAAGTTGTGTCATTGGATCCCCATTCTCTGACGGAGAAAATTCTGCACGTCCGGATGCATGAGCATCGATTGCGGCCGTGCCGGCGTGCCAGTCTGCAGCGGCGGGCCGCCTGGCGTCCCAGGCTGCGCGATCGGTGCTGGCATCGCTGTGCCGTTTACGGGCATCATCGGCCGCGCGATCGGCGCTACTGGCTGCCCTGGCATCGCGCCAGGCTGGGCGCCTTGAAATCCCATAGGAACGCCGCGAACAGGCATCGGTTGCGCGCCTGGCTGGCCTGGTGCCGCTTGCAAGGGCATTCCGACCGGCATCGCGACGCCGGATCTCATTCCGGCGACGTTTGGCTGTGCTGCGAGCATGGCTTCCTCAATTCCAGGCCGATCGATGCTTCGGCCGCGCTGGTTTCGGCTGTGACTTTTTCTTTGCGGCGACTTTCATCGCGAACGTGAGCGCCAGGGCGTCGCCATCGTCCGGCGAGCTGGAATCGAGGCCCATTTTCGCCAGGCGCTTTTTCATGTCGTCTTTTGACTCGAGTTTCACGCGCTGCAGCCGATCGCTTACCAGGATCGGCTTCTGCAGATCTGCGGCGAGCTCGTGGTCGCGATCGATGGCGCCGCCATCGCGCAGCCACTTTTTCATCTCGTCCCACATGAAATCGCGGAAGTATGCGCAGTGCGGCTTCGGTGAGTCGGCGCCGAAGTTTACTACCATGATTCTCTCGGTGTAGCCGAGCGCTCTGACGCCGCTCTGCACGGCCGACGCGATGCCGGCCGAGTCAAAGAACATCATGGCGACGAGGTCGCCATTCCAGCTTCGACTGAGTACGTCGACGATCTTCCCGACCATGATGGCGGGATCTTTCGTAAACTCGCCTTTGACTTTGATCGGGGGAATCGATCGAGCATCGAGGCCTTTTCGGAATCTGATAACGTTGTCGTCACTTCCGCCCCAGGCGAAATCGACGCCGGCGACGAGAGGATCGTCGACCAGGCAGACCGCGGGCCGTTGCTGTGCGCCAGTGACCAGCTCAAGATCGATGAATTTTCCGCCGCCAGCAAGCGGGAAAAGGCCGAGCCATCTGACGCGCACATGATCAGAATTCTCGCCATAGACTTCGATCGCCTCTTCGATCTCTTCGACGTTGATGCCTTCAACAGTGCGGCTGTCGATTACTTCTGGGCGCCATCGGTGCCGCTGGTCGCCGAATACGGCCTCATAGAATGCGCCGTCCGGCCGCGTGGCCTGGCTGAAAGCGATCCAGATAATTTCGGTGTCCGCGTCCGACAGCGCGCCTTCGACCGTCTTCCAGATCGCGTCCGAAATGCCGCTGGCTTCGTCGAAGATGATAACGAGCCGTTTGCCGGCGTTGTGCGCGCCGGCGAAGGCCTGCGGATTGTCTTCACTCCAGGTATTAAAGTCGGTGCGCCAGGTGCTTTCGTGCTCGGCATCGTTTACCTTGATCGACGTCACGTGCACGTCGAACCAATCTTTATTGATGCAGAGCCGAAACCACTTTGAGATCTCCGGCTGCGTTTTCGATTTGAGCTGGTCGCCGGTGTTAGCCGTGATCAGCACTTTGCAATCGAGGCAAGTCGACTTCGCCCAGTGCACGATCTGGCCGACTAGCGCGCTCTTGCCGATGCCGTGACCGCTCGAGACTGCCTTCCGAAAGACTTTGTGCCGCGTCGCCGGATTCTGCAGGTGCTCGCCCAGCTCCGCGAGAAACTTGCGCTGGAATTTTCGCGGGCCAGGGACGCGCTCGAGCTCTGTGCCAGGCTCGCCCCAGGGAAACGAATACAGGACGCAGGCCAGCGGATCCCAGCGGAAGCTATAAAGCTTTTCGACGAGCGCTTGCTCGTAATCGATGGCCTCATCTGTTGTCGGCGACACGTTGCTCGGCCTTTTGCATGGCGACGCGGAATCGCTCGCTCAAAGTTAGCGTGACGTTGTGCTCGATCGGCTTGTCGTGCAGATGGTTGACGGTCTGCATCGCCTTGCCGCTCACTTTGTCGTATAGCCAGCGCCTGAGATCCAGCGACTCACGCACGCCGGCGTCGTCGATCAGCCGAAACTGCTTTATCTCGTAACTGTCAGAGTCTTTCGCCGGCCGATTCAGCGCGTCGATAATTTCCTGGGCCTTGCGCTGGCCGCTGGTACTGCGGCCGTCGATCGGCATCGGAATCAGCCGAGTCTTGCGTCGGCCGGCGCCTGGTCGGGCGCCGCCTCGCTTCTTCGGTGCATCGCTCATTTGCCAGCAAGGCCCGCGCGGCGGACTGCGGCGCCGAGCTCGAATGCGTTCGGCTCGGCATCAGGCTCGAGAGCCGGCGACTTGCCGAGCAGCTGCTCGAGCATAGGGCGAAGCCAAGTTTCGTAAAACTGGCCGCGACTCATCGTTCGATAGGCGTCGACGAATTTCGTGACGTCGACATGCGCGCCTTTTGCTTCGCCGTTCTCGATCACGGTGAGCGCGACGACTGACAGCTGGGCCGAACCAGTGAGGTAAACTTTCTGGTCGCAGTCCTCGAGCAGCTTGGCGACTTCGTTGACGATCGCTTCGGCGAGATCAGAGTCGAATTCCTTTGCCGAATTCTTTGCGTAACACCAGCCGCGCGCAACAGCGCCGCGGATCCCTTGCATGCGAGCGTGATCGGCGACGCCATTCATTACGACGGCCAGATCCGGCCGGTACTTTCGTTCGAAGACGTCTTTCGGATTCAGGTACAGATAGCCGTCGGCCTGCAGCACGACATAGTCGCCAGGGACGGGCATCATGCGCGCCAGCATGCCGGCGTCGGCAATTAAGTCGGCGACGCCTAGAGTCGTCGCCTTTGGATCGTCAGGCGCGACCGTGATCTGCCGGCTGCCGTCGTTTCTCAGTTCGCCCACTGCCAGGATCTTGCGCGCGTCGACTTCGACCGGATTCGCGATGTATTTCATTGCTTCCCTTTCATGCGCGCAGCTCGAGCACAGGCACACAAATCACCTGGCGCAATCCGACCAGCTCTTCGCCGGCCGCGGTATAGCGCTTGACGACAATCTGCCGGACTGGCGCCGATGGCGGGATCGGCGGCGCCGAGATCAGCTGCCACAGTGCTTCCATCTTCCGCCGCGGGCCCGCGTATTTCTGGAATCGCCGGCCTTCCGCGATCTCACGGCCGCGCGCTGTGTTCTTTGACTTCGTCATCTTAAACACCGAAGTAACTCTGCCCGTCGATCAGCCTGGCTGACTCGAGGACGACCAGCGTCCGAAGCCGGCGCTGCTCGGCCAGGGGCAGCCGATCTTTTGCTTTCAGCTTGCGCTCGAGCACACCGCGCCAGATCCAGCCGGCCGCGTCTTGCACGTATCGGTGATCGGCCGTCTTCGCGCTAAGTTGTAGCATTGCCAGCTCTTTCGCTCGCCGCGCGCTCATCTCGAGCCGCTGCTGGCGTTCGTGTTGTGCCTGCGATCGCACGTTTGAAATCCCTCATATAAATCAAACAATCAAACCGCCAGGGCCTTTTTTATGGCGGCGCCGGCGGCCTCGTCTGTGACTCGGAGATAAGCGCCGGTCGATCCGATCGACTTGTGTCCGAGATGCTGCCGGACGTTTTCAATTCCAGCGCTTTCTATAGTTTGCATCGCGATCGAGTGCTTCAACACGTGAGGGTGACGCTTGTGCTCTTCGATGTCGGCGGCCTTCGCGTGCTCCTGCATCAGCTGCCAAAACCGCACGCGGGACACATTGAAAAGCCTTTGATTCCGAGGCTTTTTTCGAAGGTATTCAAACAGCGCTTTGCGCTCGTCGAGCAGCGGATTCGCGTCTTCGCGCAGCGCCTGCGTCGTGCGCAGGGAGCCTTTCAGCCGCTGCACGGTGATATGGGTCGAAGAGAAATTAACTGGCGTCAGTGCAACGACTTCGGAAGCGCGCAGGCCGTGATTGAATGCCAGTAAGATCATCAGCCAATCGCGCGTTCGCTTGCGCTTCGCACACTCGAGCAGGGCCAGCAGCTCGGCGCGATTGATGCTTTGAATAGGCATGCGAAATCAAAATCCCTTAACAAAACAACGAATTGTTAAATCTATGCTCGGCCGGTTGCGCGCGTTCCTGGGCGCTCGGAAAAAGCAGGAAGCCATCGAAGATCACTAGCGCCAGAATCAGCCTCATCTCCGGCGCAATAACCTTCCCAGCCGAGGCCTGGATCAACGCCAGATCGACGCTCGCTTCGAACCGATCGAATAACACTGGCAGCGGCTTTCATACTCTCAAGTAGTCCGGCTCTCGAGTCCAATCCCAGCCGGCGCGGATCGCGCCGATCGGCGGCCGCGGATCGGTCTTCGGCGGGACAAATCGGATTCCTGGCAGCTCACATGCTGCATAGGGCTCGCTCATAAATTCGGTGATCACTGGGCGATCGCTCGGCGAGACTTTCGCAAAGACGGCATCGGCGGGGATGGCCGCGAGCTCGCGCCGGCGGATCCCGATGATCGCTCCGCTTTTATCCCGCACCCAGTCAGCAAACAGGCGGCGCACCAGCAGCTGCGCGACGCTCTTTTTCAAGCGCTCGCCGGTCGGGCCGGTGCCGTAGGTGGAAATGACGCAGAATTTGCGGGCCATCTGGACGCAGCAAGGACTTTCGGATGACGAGTGATCACCGCGCCGGGCCCGGCGCGATGGAATGGAGCATTGGCTTTCGAATCAGAGCTACTTTGGGGCCAAACAGGGCAGGGAAGCAAGTTACCGTAGTGCTGGGACTGATGGACTTTCCGGCACGGCCAGCGTGTCGACGGAAGGCCATTCGATCGGCTTACGATTCTGCAATCGAGCCGGATATAGGGTGTATCCCGCTTCCCGAAATAAGGCTCCCACTTCGCGGTGATTCTGCGTCACTTCGCAGAAGACTACCGGGTGATGCGCTAGCACCCTAGCTGCACCCTCGAGGACCGCCAGTTCCGCGCCTTCGACATCGATCTTCAAAAGCGCTGGGGCAGGGAAGTGATCGAGCAGCATATCGAGGGGGATCCCTACGACAGCTTGCTCGGGACCTTCCCCCTTGACCGAATTCGACGCTCTGCCGTTTTCGGACAGGTGGAGGCAGGAAACTCCGATTGCGCTCGATGCCGCGGCCGTAATTGCCGTTACGGGGAGCCGGTTCAGCCAGGCGGATCGCTGCATTAGGTGGGCCAGCCAGGCGTCGGCCTCGATCGCAATCACCGAAGCTCCCAGTCCGGCCGCGGCAAAGGAAAACAAGCCCACATTCGCTCCCACATCCCACACCACCATTCCGGGCCGGACCAGTTCGCGAGCCATCGAAAGCAGGAATGAGTCGACGCGCGAGACGTCGTACCGCCAGTAACCGAGGGCTGACTCCGGGGTAACGTAGAAGGCATGGCTGCCGAATTCGGGCGGCAGATGGCGCTTCAGCACGCGGCCGCGGCTGAACTGTTTGAGCAGGGAGCGGATCACTCGGAGACTTTTTTCGCGGCCCGCTTTTTCGCCTTCGCCTTGCGCGTTCGGGCCGCCGCCGCTGCTTTTGACGCTTTCAGCGCACTTGCGCGGCGCTCGTTTTCCGTCATGGATTGTGCTCGGGCCAGGCCCCCGAGTCGGGCCATTTCTCGGACGTCCATGATGGGGAATGTATCACCGTGCAGGCAGGATTGCAATTAAAAAGACTTGACACCGTGCAAGCACGGTGAGACAATGTATCTGTAGTCGGGCCGAGTCGGTGCTTGCAACACACGACTCAGCCCTAACCACCTGAACCTGACTTGGAGGCTCAAATGGCTGCACAGCATCTTACCGTTCTCTCCTCTCGATCTTTTCCACAGGTATTCGAATCCGCCATCGAATTTGAGATCCGCCGCGTCAGCAGGGTCGTCGCCGAGGCCCAGCTCGGCCAGTGCTGGTACGAAGACCAGTACGGCGACTGCCGCGAGAAAGCTACCGTACATCACCTGCAGTCTGAACTCGAGTTCTGCGCGCACCATTTCAATTCAATCGACAAGGAGAGCTAACTAGCATGTCCACCAATGGAGCATTTCACGAAGATCCGGCAGCGATCGCGTTGCCGGCCCTGATCCCGCCGGCCGAGTTGCATGCGCTCGCTATTCAGCGTGCGCCAGAGCTCGTCCTGCAGGAAGCGCAAAAGGCCGCCCAGGCCTTAAACCAGCTGATCGAGAGCAAGCCGAATAAATGCGTGATCGAGGGGAAGACCTATCTGCAGTTTGAAGACTGGCAGACTCTCGGCCGCTTTTACGGTGTCACGGTCGCCGCGCGCTCGACGAAATATATCGAGTTCGGCGAGGTTCGCGGCTTCGAAGCGACGGCCGAGGCGCTGCTCGTCGGCTCTAACCAGGTGATCAGCTCGGCCGAGGCCATGTGCCTCGACGACGAATGGAAGTGGCAAGGCAAGCCGATGTTCCAACTGAAATCGATGGCACAGACCAGGGCGTGCGCGAAAGCTTTCCGCAACGTGCTCGCCTGGGTCGTCGTGCTCGCCGGCTATCAGCCGACGCCGGCCGAAGAGCTGGATGGCGAAACGACGCCGCCAGCTGTCGCGGCGCCGCGGCGTCGTTCGGAAACGGCCGCGCCGGCATCGACCATCGAGCCGCCCAAACGCCGCAACGCAGACAGCATCTCTGATGCCCAGATCAATCGCCTGTATGCGATCGCTCGCGAAAAGGGCATCAGCAAATCTGAGCTGCATGCCTGGCTTGCGAAATGCGGCTTCGCCGAAGTGAAGCTGATCCCGAAAGATCGCTACCAGGAACTGTCAAATGCACTGCTGGGAGTCAACTAGCGATGGATGCGATCGCCACATTCACCGCCCAGGGACACCGTTACGAGCTCGACGGTGTCCCTATTCCCAGCGTGACGCAAGCGATGACCATGGCAGGCCTCGACGAGTATGCCGGCGTGCCGCGTCGCTTCCTCGAGCGCGCGGCCGCGATCGGCACGGCCGTTCACCAGGCGACACACTTCCTCGACGAAGACGATCTCGATCTCGAGACTGTGAGCGAAGACCTGGTCGGCTATGTCTTGAGCTGGCAGCGCTTCAAAGAAACGAAGGATTTCTCGCCGATCGTGATCGAGCGCCGCGGGATCTCCGTCGGCCCTGGCGGCGCTCTTCCTTTCGGCTTCTGTCTCGACCGGATTGGGATCCTGGCCGGCGAAGAGATCCTGCTCGATCTCAAGACGGCAAAAAGGCGATCGCCTTTTTGGGGCGTGCAAACGGCCGCCTATTGCCGCGGCGCCAACTTCGACGGCCCGCGGGCCTGCGTGCAGCTGTTCGCGACTGGCTTACCTGGTGAGCTGATCCGGTTTCCCAAGCCGGAAGACTTTGACGAATGGGATCGCGCACTCGGAACTGCGCACTGGAAGTTAAATAACGGGAAGCGCTTCCCGAAGCCAATCTAGCGCTTTCCTTCCCGTTCGGCCGTCTGCACTTCCTGATCGGTTTCCGCCCACCAGCGACATTCAGCGTATCGGCCGGCCTCATGGCCGGCGCGGAAGCCTGCGTCATGGCCGCGCTTGTAGCCGCGTGCTGCCGACGCCATCGCGACCAGGATATTACCGGCGATCGAGAGAACGCAGAGCAAGATTAGAGGCATCATTCGCACCGACAGATCCTTTCGCCGCCGATCGCGACGCCGCATTCGCGGCCAGGGTGTGCTTCGTGACCGCAACTGTTACACCAGTCCTGCATTACCGCGGGACTAGGCTGGATTCGCGTCGACGGGTTGGCCGAAAGTAACTGACCGATCGGATCGACGACCTTCGATGCTTCGGCGAGCTCGCGCAGCCAGGCCGAAAAATCGAGACAATCGCGCAGGCCCTGGCCGTCGGCGAGTCGCGCCGCATGAGCTCGATCGGCGAAAAAATGCAGGATAACGCTTAGATCCTGCGGCCCTGCGGCAGTTAATTCTGCGATCAGATCCTTCGTCCTCATGCCATCTTCCGTTCTGCACCATCGAACAACATCGCTGCCGGCGTGACGACGGAACTGGCGCCGGCTTTCAGCAAGTGGCGCGCCTGCAAAAGCTGGATGTAGCGATTCCTGGTCGACCGGAGATAGCCAGTCGCTTCGCTGAGCAGCTCGCGGTCGACAGGCTGGCCGCCGGATCGGAGCACGAAGGCCAGAATGTCTTTCTCGCCCTTCGGCAGCCGCTCGAGCCAGTAGCGCTGCAGATCGGATCCCGTCGGCAGCGGAGTGTAATCGGATCCCAGGGCCGCCATGCCGGCAGACGTCGGAACAATGTTGCCGCCCTGGTCTTCGATGAAGCCTTTCGCCTGCAGAAATTGAATGTAACGATTGCGCGCCGACCGTCTGTAACCAGTGAGCACCGTGATCGATTCGCGATCGGCGGGATGATTCTGCGCAGCTGCCAGCAGTACAGCTTTCTCGCCTGTCTCGAGCCGGCCATTCGATTCAGCGGCGGCGACCGGCGCCGGCAGTTGCTTTCGTACTGCCGGCGTCGGCTGTGGGTTTTGCTGGGGTGCCGCCGCCGCGGCGGCGATCTCGATGGTCGGGATCTTGATCACCGCCAAGCCATCGCGAAACGTCAATAACTCTGTGCATGCGCGATCGATCACTTTAGAGACAGCCGCGCGCAATTGATCGAGCTGCTTAATCGCCGGCGCGCTCGAGCGTTTCACTATCTGCTCGATCTGCTCTTTTGTTGGGCCGGCAGAGATCGGGGCCGCCGGCACTGGCACTTGTTTCCGCGAGAGCTCGATGCGCAGCCGCGCGACTTCGGCTTTCAGCTCTTTCGGATCGTTCGCTTTGTGCTCGGCGACGACGTCGGCCAGCTTTTGCTTGACCTGGTCGAGATCGACTTCCGCCCAGCCGGCCTGAATCACTTTCTTTTGCAGCTGGGGCGGCGCAAACGAATCGAAGGTCGTAAACATCGGGAACTTGACGCGCTTCGGCCCGAAATCATTCTCTGGCGACCATATCCAGGCCTCGCCGCGCTCGAGCGCCGCCAAAGTGGCGAGCACTTCTTTTCCGGCCGCGGGATCCCCATTGCCGTCGATCCAGTCTTTGATCGACTGGCGCGCCGCGGGATGTGTCACGCGCATCGCGACCAGAGTTTCGCAATTATCGAGCGTATCGTTATGCACCTTTTGCGATCGCTGCGATGCGATATGAAACGTGAGGCCCAGGCCGCGGCCTTCCGACATGATCCGATTCGTCCAATGCAGGCACTTGCCTGATTCTGGATCCAGGATCTTGCCCTTCGGCGCCAGGTTGTGCACTTCGTCGATAAAGACGTAGAGCTCGCCTTCGTTCACTTTGAAGAGCGTCGGCGCGAAGCCAAGCCAGAAGCGCACCAGCTGTGCCGGCATCCAGCCGCGAAAGCCGATCACACATGGCCGGTTTCCGCTGGCGATCAGTTCGGCAACGTGCGCGCCGGATTGATCGTTAATCGGGACGTCGGTCGCGCGCGGCTCCTTGAAATCACCGAAACAGATCACAGGGTAGCCGGCGCCGGATCCGGATGCCGAAGCTTTCAATCCCCACCAGTCGCCCTTGGGATCGATGATCGTCACGCGCTTTTTACGATCGAGCAGATACTCGGCCGAGCCGCGAAGCGCCGAAGACTTGCCGGCGCCGGTCTTGCCGAGCGTCGCGCTGTGAGCGTGTGTAATGACACGCGCAGGGAAGGGAAGATCGTTCATTCGCCCTCCGCATATCGTCGCGGCGGCATTGCGACGAAAAGATGTGGCGCGAATTGGCCGGCCCAGCCGTCGAGTTCGACCATGTCCCCGACGACAGCCGTCACGCGATAATAGTTAACAAGGCGATCAGGCTGATGCGCGAAGCGCACCATTTTCCCGATCAGCGCCAGAGCCGCGGCTCGCTTTTCTGGATTCATACGCCCGCCTTTTCCTCGAGCGTGTCGAGATAGCGATCGAGGCTATATTTCCCGATGACGCGACGAGCCGCGCCGGCCATCAGGCGAAAGTTTTCCGGATCCGCGGCCAGCATCGCGCCGGCGAAGGCCTGCAGAAAGCTGCCGTGCTGGCCGCGGCCGTTCTGGATCTCGCAACACACATGCCGGATCATGCCTTCACTGAGAATCGGCCCAGTCTCTGCAAAGGTTTTAATGTCGAGGATCTCGACGGTATATTTCGCGATCGCGTTCTGGATCGCGATCGCTCCGCGGACTGTGACGTTACGACGTGTCAGAGCGAGCGCGAGCAGAATTTCGGCGAACAACTGATCGCGCTTGTCGACCATGGCCTGATCTACGGGATTCATGTCTCACCTTCGAAAAAACTTTTCTGTGGAGCGCGCCGAATTCGGAACATCGGTTCCGCCGCCTGACATTGAAAGCAGCGCAGGCATACCAGAGAGTTGTGCACAGGGCAGACGACTTCGAACGGGGCGGCGGAGAAATCGAATTGGCAGAAGCGGCAGATCATCTAAGCGGCGCCGTCGAAAAGATTTCGCTGGGCCGGTGGATGCCGGCGAAGCCAATCGTCGTACTGCAGCTGGTGCTCGGGACAAAGGTGCTTTCCGCGCGCGACCTGTTTGGCGTGTATCGCGCAAATCGGCCGATCACAGGTTTTGTCGGTGCCGCGCAGCTTCCAATCGCAGAGCGCGGTCGCCTGTCGCCCACACTCGCAAAACTGAGGCCGTGAATGCCGGCCGCCGCAGATAATGGCGTAGTTGCCATCGCCAAGTTTGATCCGTTCGCACATGATGCGGTCAGAATAGCGAGCCCTGGGCGCTGGCCGCCGGCTTTTTCTGCAGAGGCTGCAGGGCATGTTGCTTCTCCAGCCGCTCGATGCAAGCCAAACATGGACCTTTGCGGCCGTTGTCGATTCGGTGCTGAGTTTGCGCGCTGCATTTACCACACCAGAAAGCCGCGCTGACGGTGTTGCGCGTGAAATGTTCTGTCATGCGGCCTCTCGGAGCAGCCTGGTCAAGCTGGCAGCGGTGACGCGATTGCAGCTTTCGATGTAGGACTGCAGTTCGTCGCGAAACCCCGCACAGACGTCGCAGAGATCGGCTTCGGCCCAACCGCAGCCGGCGGGACACGGCCGGATGTAAGTGCAGTGGCAGATCCGACAACGATCGAGCCTTGCTCGCTTTCTTTTTGTCATGCGGCCCTCTCGAGCACTTCCGGAGCGGGCTTGTTGCCGTCGCTTAGATCGACGCTGGTACAGTGGCTAACTGCCCGCTCCGAAACTTTTTCAATTCCGATCGCGCGGATGCGATCGCCGAAAATCAAAATCAAAAGTGCCGGCACAAAACCGCAGAGCAGCGCGACCTTCGCGAGCACCAGGAAGAGCAGCCAGAGATTGAGGATCATGCGCAAGCCTCTACCGTCCGCGTCCATGGCGCGATCCGCTCGTCTCCGCAGCCGAGGCAGCAACCAACCAGGCCCGCATCGCACTCCCAACCTGCGCGGAAGATCTGCTCTGCATCGCAGACAAAGCAGAAACGCGAGAACTCTACGAACTCAGCGAGGACGGCGATCGCCCGGGAGCGCGCACATTGAGGCACACGATCGCCATCCTCGGGGCCAGCCGTCTGTGAGTTAGTGGGGAAGCGCCCGGCCGGCAAAACGGAATTCATGCGGTAAAGCGTCATGCGGCCCTCTGGATTGGCCGATATCTGATCACGCCTTCCTCATCGCGAAACGCCTCGATCATGCCTTCTGCGCAGAGCGCGACGAGATCCGAAGTCAGGGCCGATTGCTGCGCGAATTCGTTCGGCGTGAGATGGGCTTGCGGTTTGCGGTATGATGCTGCTGTAATTGCCATTCGTTTTCGTCCTTTCTTGGCCGTTGGGGTGAAAACAAAGTTTCGAGCGCGGCGCGGATCATCACTCCGCGCCGTTTGCTTTTTCATTCCTTGAACTGGTAGCCCCAGAACTTCAAAGCCTCGAGCGCGGACTCTTCGGTCCGCTTCCAGCTTGCGCACACCATCGCCAGGGCTTCGCGCCATTTCATCTTGGGGCGATAGCGCGGATCTCCCGGATCCAGCTCGTAGCCGTAGCCGCCGACCGATTCGCTGTGGTGCGTGTGGCCCTTCATCAGTTCAGCCATATCGGCGACAAACTTCGCGCATTCGCGCTTCGTCATCTTCGGCTGCACGGGTTGCGCGCGCTCTGTGCTGCGATGGTGCTCGGCCGCGGGCTTCGATCGTTCCGGCAGCGGCGCCGCGGGAGCTGGGGGAAGGGGAGTCGGCGCGGGCTGTGTGGGCCTGCGCGCGGGCATCTCAGTAACGTTCGGATGCTCGCCGCGGCGCGCTGCTTGCTTGTACTCCGCATAGGTGCGCGCATCGAAGTGCCGAATTTCGCGCGGCCTTGGAGCCGTCCGGAACTTCTCGATGTCGATCTCGTACATGTAGGGGCGGCAGAACTCGTCGAAGTTCGCTGAGCCGTCCGGATTCTTGGCGCGGCCGCGATGGCCGCACTTCGCGCAGGTTCCAGTTCGGCGCTTTGCGCCGCAGTTGCGACAATCGCCCCAGGAGTTCGCCTGGCGCAGTTCGCGCCAGAAGCCGAGAGCACAAGCCCGTCGCGCCCGCCATCGTGCCGTAGAGCGGCAGCAAACGCCATGAAACTGCATCCCTATGAGCGAGACGCAGATCACTCCGGTCGCAGGGCCGTCTTCGTTCGGCCAGCGTCCGCGAGCTTTTAGCGCGCTGAGTGTACCCTGGCGGACGGAATGCGGAGCGCCGGAAAACTCAATGATGGCGAGCATTTCGTCATAGGTGAAACCGCGCTTTTTTGCGCTGGAAGGAGCGTCCGGGTTGGGGTATAGTGCGGCTATCGACGGTGCTGCCATAGGCACGCTGATCGTGTTGTCGCGAAGCAACGTTCTACCGCCGCGAGAGTTAGTGGCTCTCGCGGCGTTCGTTTTTTCAGACCAGAGCTTGACCGACTGCGGCGGTTTCTTCGGTGCGCCGCGCACTTTTTCGTCCAACGATCCGAGCGCATTGCGGCGCGCCAGAATCGCAGGCCAAACTTTTTCCGGATGCAGGCCGAGCACCGCGTAGGTGGCGAGCACGTGCGCCGAACACAACACGGCTTCGCCACTCGCGGCATAGGCCACGGTGAGCCGCGCGATCCGAAGATCGTCGCGATAATGCGGATTCAGCTCCAACACTTCGGCCTCGGCGAGACGCACCAAGATGCGCTTCGTAAGGCGGCTGACTGGCACGGAGTGGCCCTTCGGGGGAAGCGCCTGGGACTCCAACAGACGGGCGCGAATTCAACGCCCACAGCGGTGCAACGAGAATCGGTGATAGTAGGGCCTTAGGCTGCTGCACGAAACGCCCCCTGACGAGTTGTTACGGAAGCCGGAGCGGCGGCAGTGGCAGGCTTGCGGCGGGAGTTTAACATAATACCTGCTTCAGCTCCCTGTCGATCGCGATCTGGGCTGCCAGGGCCGTTCGGATTGGGCGGCTCGGGAGCGCCCGTCTTCTTCGCCCAGCGCGCCCGAGCTGCGCGCCGCGCAGATTCCCGACGCTGTTCAGCCGTCATCGTGGTCAGACGAGACTTTCCGCCGCGCCTGCCAAACTCCACAGCTAAGGGGTCCTTCGCAACTGCCATTTGGTCAGCCATGCGCACCTTTGTACAGTGATGCGAAGCCGTTCGCAAGGAAAATCTGTGCGTCGATTGTGGAAAACGATACCCTCCGAGGTTCGCGCTGTCGAGTGGTATGACCATTACTACCCGTACGAAGTTGCAACCGGTTGGAAGTTACTACCAGTTGAAAGTTGCAACACGTTGGAAGTCGCTCCTCAAAAGGTGTTGGGTTCTAAATAGTGTGTATAAGACTCCCCCCTTACCCCCCTCACAGAGATTTTGCGGAGGCGCGCACACACCGCGCGCGATGCTGAAAGGCATTTTTTGGACGAGCAACCCCAACCCCTTGCCTGTGAAAGCGGCAAAGCAAGCGGAGTTCCACTCGGAAAAGGACACAGCGGGAGAACTGCAGGCGGGAACGAACCGAAAAAACAAAACCTAACTGCCGACCGATTCGACTTCCTCGAGCTCGTAACGTCGCGCCGATTGGCCGACGCCGATCGAGTGCTTTTTTTCGAATTTGTCGATCAGCTTGAAGCGCTTCCCGCGGAGCTCGACGGGAATCGGCTTCGCGTTTGGAAGTTCGATGACCTGGCCGGCCTTGAGCTGGCCGCAGGCCTTGCAATGCTCGCCGAGTTCGTTGATCACGGCCTCGAGAGCTGCGTCGGCTTCTTTGTACTTCGTCTTGCCTTCGACGAGCGCCGCGACGTGCAGCGCGGCGAGCTCGCCGGCTTTGGCTTTGCTGCTGGTCATAGGCTCAGGCCATCGAGCGCAATGGCGGCATTTGCCGTCATGCGCGCTTCGCGGATCATCCGGATCGAAGCCGAACGATCCGCGCAAGGTGGGCAGTTTTGCAGAAGGACTTCGGCGAAGTTTTTGGCGGCCTGGTTGATCGCGGAATATTTCGCGAGATCCCGCGGCCGCGGAGGATGGTAGCGGAAGAGCTCGGCAACGATCTCGGCTTCGTTCAGCGCTCGGCCGATCTGGGCCTCGGGCCGTCCATTCGCTTCGCGAATCTGGTCGTGCATCAACTTTTCATCGACGAGATCGCGATCGAGCGGATACGGCCGCGGCGTGCCTTGCGTCTTTTCCTGGTCGTAGCACATGCGCCCACTCTAACGACACAGGCCTTTCGTCACCAAGAGAGATCCGCGCGCCAGGCAAACCGAGGTAACCCGTCCCGCGCGGCTGTTTACTTCCTTGAGTCCCGCCAGAAGTCCGGTCCAGCGGCCTAAAACGATTGGTACCAATGCGTGCTAGATTTGGTACCAATCATCCCAGGGAGGGAACTATGTCACGCATGCGTCAACTGCAGGTTTGCTGCTCGTCGATCTGCCTGCGCGAAATTCAGCCGAACGAAAGCGCTGTGGAGATCCGCTGCTTCGCGCGCACGCATGGCATGGGGAAGCGACGCACGTCGAAGTCAGAGCAGCTATTTCTCTGCCCTCAATGCGCAAACCGGACAGTCAGCGGGAAAGAGCCTTCGAAGACAGCGCCCTTTGATATGGCGATCTTCAAAATCCTGCTCGACCTGGTTGGAGCCCAGCCGGACGTCGCGCATGAGGCCTGGAAGCAGCTGCAGGAGAAGCGTCAGACGATCCTGTACGCGCCGGCGCTGGGCGAAGGCGAGATCCTGCCGCCCCAGAAGCGACTCAAGGAAGCCAGTTAGGATTACTGGCCCCAGCCAAACAACACGCCGACGATCGGCTGGTATCCGCTGCCGTTCGACACTGACGACTTGACGATCCGGACATTCGGAAAGATCCGCCAGTTGTTTTTTATTCGAATCGATGCGAGCGCGCCGGTCGACCAGGCCCAGCCGGTATTCGTTCCGTTGTAAGAGATGCCCGCCGATGTCGGGATAAAGATCGGCACCTTGCCGATCGTGACGATTTTCTGCGCAACGCCGGCACCGAAGTTCGATGTCACGGTAAACGGCTTGAGACTCGCCGGCAGGGCATCGACGACCGTAAACAGATAGGTGCCTGTGCCATCCGAAACCAGCCGAGCATAGAGCCCAGTTCCGGCGATCGCAGGCGAGCCGCTGCCATTGAATGAGATCCCGCCGGCGTAGATATTGACGACCGGCGAAACTGCCGGCGCCGGTGCCTGGGCCAGCACGGCCGCGGAAAGACAGAGAACACAGAGAACAGCGAGCAAGGTTTTCATTTGTTTTTATCCTCAGAGGCTTTCTGAATTATTTGGAAATCGTTCGCGAGCTCTTGCGCGGCTTCGGCCGACGGCAAAACGACCAGCATGCCTTTCGTTAACTTCGAACTTTCGCGGCGGAAAAGGACCGTGAGCGACAGGGAAGCGGCGATCATTCCGCTGCCGATCGAGAGCGCGGCCGAGCGCGTCGACGCGAGCACCGTGCCGCAGACGAACAGAAACGACACGACGGCCGAGAACGTTAACTCAAAGAGAAACTTGAGCCATGCCGCCCAAATGCCCTCTTTGATCTTGCCGAGAACAAACGTCGCGATCGCGTCGAAGGGATTCACTTCTGCGGCTGGCCTGGATTCGTTGGCTGCGCTGCCTGGGCCTGCTCGATCAGCTTGGCCGTACCGTTAGGCAGCGTATAGAACACCTTGAGAGCGGCTGCGCCGGCAAAAACCGCGGTAAAGACCATGTGCGGACTAAAGACCAGGGCAAGCGTCTTCCCGACGCATCCCCAAGTCGAGCAACCCTTGAGGCCTGCATCTTCGGCCGCGTGCACCAGGCTCGCGCCGGCCGCGACTAGAAACGCGACGATCGCAGCCTGCATCTGATGCGGCAAACCATTCCATTTGTCACGAAGTTTTTGAAGCATTGGTTCCCCCTGAAAATTCCTGATAGATCGACAACACTTTCGCGCCGCGGTTCGGATCCGTTGACCAGGTGAGCGAAACTTGAGCGATATAGCTTTCGGCATCGCCGGCGGCGAGCGCGGCCGCGTAATGCGGATACACGCTGGCGAGCCGCTGCAGCGTCGCCAGGCGATCGGCGAAGCAGGAAAGCCAGTCCGGATACTTCACCCACTCCGCAGTGGTCGCGATCCATTCGGCATTCACGAATTCGCGCGTCGGCAGTGATAGCGTCCCGAAAGCCGGATGCTTGTGCTGCTTCATGCCGAAAAGGTTGTTACCTTCGCGTGCGAGCTCGCTTAGGCCATAGTTCGACTCGAGCGCGGCTTCGCAGGCTGCCATCAGCGGGAAAGGATGGCTGGCCTTACTGGCCTCGGCTGCAGCGGCGCCGATGAATGTGCGTTGTATGTCGTTCATCGCAAAAGATGGTCAAGAAAAACGAGCATGATGCCCCACTGTGCGACGACGGCCGCCGACGTGATCCAGAGCGCCAGTTTCACCGAGCCCAGCGATCGCTGGGCCGCCAGCAGCGACGCATAAAGCCGCGTGTTGATCCCGACCTGGCGCTGCAGGTTGTCATGCGCCGTGCTCAGGGACTTGCGCAGGCCTGGCAGCGAGTCGCGTTCAAATTCGCGCTGGGTTTTCCGGATCCCGTTTTGCTGCACGTAGAACTGGAATTCCGGCGGCGTTTGGATCTCGGGATCTGCCATCTAGTTCGGGCTCCCTTGACACTTCCAGTCGACGACTGCGGTGTCGGAATTGACGCTCGATTTCGGCTGCAGGCCGGAGCTGGTGCGCTGACTCGAAAGAAACCCGGTCAGCGTGCCGGTGCCGGTCCAGGTAACAGTGCAGGTCGGTGTCGTCGCATAAGCCGTAGTGAAAGTGATGGCGGCACATTGGCCGGATGACATCGTGCAGGTTCCGTTTTTGTCAGATGCTGCGAGCGTGATGGTGTAAGGGCCGAAACAGTTCGTGCCGACGCAGACGGTGTAATCGTATTTGCCAGGCGCGGCCCAGAATCCGATATTGCCCTGCGCGTCGCCGATCGGCTGACAGGCCGACGGCTGCGGATCGGGCGTATCTTGCGAGCCGTTCGGACAGGCCGCGCCGGCGCTGGTGTAAGTCGTCGCGAAATTCGTGCACGGCAGCGCATTCGCCGGCGAATTGCAAACGGCGATCTTTGGCGAGTTCGGCGGGATATTCGCGATCAGCCAGGGCGTCGACGTCGTCGACGAGATCGACGGGAAAGAGGCCGAGTAGCGCACATTCTGCCCGCGTGCAAACGAACAGACGAGCAGCATCAGCGCGAAGGTGAGAACAGAAGTTTTGGCGTTCATGGGGTTTTCAATTCTTGGAACAGAAAATCACTTTCACAAACTGCGGCCGCGGGTCGACGGCGTTGCCACTGAAAGTCGGCGCGCTGTTCGTGCCGCTGGGCGTAACGGTGTGCGTATGAGTCGCGAGAACCGAGCCGGTGAAGGTTTCCGCCGGCACTGTGCCGGCCGAGCCGGTGAAAGTTTCCGCGGGGACGGTGTGTGTATGAGTCGCAAGAGCCGATCCAGTGAAGGTTTCCGCCGGCACCGTCAGGTTTGGCGCTGTGCCCTTGCACGCTGTCGTCGATCCAGTACCAGCTGCGATGTTTGTCGCCGCACAGTTGCCGCTGGTCGCCGTGGCGCCATTCGTGCCGGCTGGCGTTCCGGCAGACGTCGCGCCGGTCGTCGTGGTGCCGTTCGTTCCGGCTGGCGTAAAACTGACCGTGCCGTTAGTGCCGGCGGGCGTGCCAGCGCTAACAGCCGATGTCGTGTTGACGTCGCCGGTGAAAGTAGGCGCCGTAACGGATCCGCTCGGCGTGATGGTCGCATTTCCGCCAGTGCCGCCGACGTCCCCATGGGCCGCGAGCGTGCCCTGCAGAAACTTGCCATCAAGCGCGGCGACTTCGGAAAAGCCAGTCGGGCAGCTCGTCACCGTCAGGATGATTACCCCAGCTGGAACACTGCTCGGCGTATAGGTCCAAGGCGGGCCGGCCTGCGTTTGCGCGAACAACGCAGGGCAGAAGACGAACAGCGCGAATATGCGAAGGTGCCGGATCATTGCAGACGTACCCAGTTACAGCCGCCGGCGGAAGAGCTGACCAGCTGCGATTGCAAAACCACGACGGGAAAATTCCCGCTCGAGGCCGTCGGCATCGTGAGCGAAGCGGCGCCATCGATCGTTTCCGACGCGAATGGCGTAATGACCCATGGGCTCGTCGTGTTCTCGTTTTTCAGGTAGATATTCTGGCCGGTATAGCCGCCGCAAGGCTCGAGAGTGAAACTCGGCGAAGTCGCCGAGCCGGCCAGGATCGTATAGACATCGGCGTCGAGCTGGCGCGGCACGGCTGCAGTGCCGAAAATCGTGCCGGCGCCCAGGCCAGAAGTAAAGTTGAAATACGTGAAATTAGTTGCCGACGTTGTCAGCACATTCCAGCATTCGCCGGCGACGTTGTTATAACCGGCGGGCGTCACGCCGGCGACGACAACGCAGGATCCGACAGGCGGATTCAGTGTCGACGTGATCGTGACGGTGTTCGTCGCTTCGCTGGCGGCCGTGATCGCAGTCGCGGCCGGCGCGCCGGTCGTGTAGGTCGTCGCTGTCGTCCAATTCAGGTGCCCATAAGCGCGATTTAACCCGCGCTGCATAAACTGCGCGAGAATGTTGTTTGCCGACGCCGTGGTCGGATGCAGACCGGTGCTCATGTACGTCGTATTCGCCGAGCAGCCATCGCAGCCGAGGTTAGGATCTTCGCCGGCGTCGACCAGGAAGTCAGCGAAAACCGGCCAGGATGTGCGAATCGCAGTGTCGTAATTGTTTTTAAACGTGTCCGATGCGCTGCGATCCATCATGGTCATCACGCCGCACTTGAAGCCGCGGAGATGGCGCGCGCGACAATAGCCATTGAGGTAATTCAGAGTCGTCGTGAAGCTGCCGCCGGAATCGTTTGTCCCGCCCCAGATCAGCACAGCTTCGCGATTCGCGGCCGTCTGATAGTACGGATCGACCGCATTCGGGGCGTCAGAGGTCAGCGTTTCCATGGTGTAACCCGACGCGCTCAAGTTGTACACATTGACCGTCGCGGGGAAATTCATCATCGCGTTTGTGATGAAACCGATCTCGCTATCACCGTCCAAAAGAAAAGTGTCGGTCGTCGAAGTGCTCGCCAGGGCAATATTTAGGCCGCGTGCAGCGAGCACGTCCTGTAAAAATTCGTTGTTGGAATTCACTTCGGCTTGGGTGAGCTGCCGGCTATAAACCAGAACGTAATAGATCTTCCCCGTGAAGTAGGTCGACACCGAAGGGCAGCTGCCGCCGCCGCCGGTCCAGCCGCCCAGCTGGTAGTTTCCAGCATTGAGTAATCCCGTATCTTGTCCCGACGTCTGCAGGGTTTGATTATTGAGCGCAAACTGATCGGTGCCGCCATTGCCGATTTCCCAGGTGACAAGTGCAGAGCCTTGAACCGTGTAGCGCCAGAAGTTGCGAAAGTTCGTCTTCCAGGTTTCGAAAATGTAATTCGTGCCGGCGTTGACGTTGTTGTGCTGGTCGTCGAGGAAAAACTGGGTGCAGTTCGTCGGCGCGCTGGGCCCGCCGGCGATCATCGCGTTATATTGGCCCGCGCCGGCGAACTGAAAGCCGATCACAAACTGGAAAGTGACCCCAGCATTTAACGCGGCCGGCAAGCTTACGGCGCCGTTGCCGGTGAAATTCAGCCCACCAGAGCCGGCGATGATCGTCGGCGCCGTGCCGACCGTGCCGGTCGCACCATTCCCGTTTCCCGAATAGTCGACCAGAGCGCCGGCGGTTTCGGTTGGCAGAATGCGGTATTCGGCGATCAGGCCATTCTGTACCGGTTGCGTCGGCACTCCGGACGGTGCCATACAAGGAAAGCCAGCGTCGGCGACGACCGTCGAGCCCGTAAACTTCGTGCAATCGCCATTCGTCGGCACTCCGCTGACGGTGACGGTGCCAGGTGTGGCGCCGCTGCCGAACAAAGATGCGTTTACGGCCGTGGTCGTATTCAGATAGATCGTCGCCGAGCCGCTGACGAACGACGTCACACAGACCAGGAACGTATCGAAGCCGCCGACAGCGCCTTTGTAGACGCCGGCCGCGGTGATGGTCGATTGAGCTGTGGTCGACGTCGATGGCGTGACTTGCGTGTTTTGAGGCGAGCCGGCGTTCGTGCCGTCGCGGCTAACCATCGCGACTTCTGGCTGCAGCGTCGCCGAAAACGTTCCGGTCACAGTGATGCCGACAGTCGAGTTACCGGTGACGGTGATCGTCGCGCAGGGCGATGTCGAAGAATTGATTGTGAACGGCCCAGCCTTGGCTTGCGCGAAGAGCGGCGGGCCGAGAGCGAAAGCAAAAAACAGAGCGACGAGCAAACGGCGAAACATAGAGAGTTTCCTTTCTTTGGTTAGTTACTGAGTACTGGGATCACTTCAAGAAACGTCACACCATTCGGCGACATCGTCAGAAGACCGCTGTTGACGGTTGCACCGACCAGATGAGGCGCCGCGGCATCATTGCATTGCGCCGCCAGGTTGAAAGTGACGGTCGCGCCGGCCGCGTAAGTGTTGGCCGACACTTCCGCGCCAGACAGGCCGATATAACCGACGCCGTTCGAATCCTGGGCGCTGATCGCAAAAGCGTGACTATTGGTAGCGTCGACGACTTCGGCGACGCAGGCATTCGATCCGGCCGTGATGAAAACCCCATACCGAACATCGGCGCGATAGGTGCCGACGCCGGAAGGAAACGTCACCGACTCAGTGAGGATCGTAGCCTGCAGATTGCCCGTCATCCCGACAGGCGAGCCCAGCACGACACGTTGAGGCGTACTGCCGGCAGCACAGTTCGAAGTTGTGGCGCCGCCATTCGCGTCGGTGCACAGGATCGGCGAGCTGTTCGCGACGGTGCCGGCGCTCAAAAGGTGCGTGTCGCTGCCTTGCACGCCGGTTTGTATCGTCGAGCTATTCAGGACGAAAGTCGTGAACGCGCCAGTATTCGGCGCGGTCGATCCGATCGTGCCAGGACTGGCCCAGTCGAAGCCTTCCAAAAGATTCGAATTCAGATTCGCGACTTCGGTCGTCGACGTGACGACCAGAGGCGACGTGCCAGTCGTGATCGTCGAGATCAGACGCGAGGCTGTGACGTTGCCCGTCGCGACCAGGCTGCCGACGTTGACCGCGGGCCCGTTGCCGGTCACGCATGGGCCGGTCGCTGTGGCGTTTGTGCCGTTATAGATAAAGGCCTGGGTCGTCACCTGGCCCGCTCCGGCAGCGATCGTGCAGCCGCCGACAGTATTGGCCGGCCATGCAAACGTATGGCCGCCGGATCCGTCTTGTGTGATCTGAAAATAGATCAGGCCTGGCGGCGTGACGCCTACGAAACTCATCGGCTGGGCGCTGGCGTTGCCGGTCAGAGTGATGGTGAAGAGCTGGATCTGCGCCGCATCGATAAACGTCGGAGTTGTCGAGTAAGTGACCGCGGTCGTCAAAACGCTCGAGCCGCCGCCGATACCATCCACTGTATAAAGTGTGCTGCCGGATGCGCAATTCGTGCCGCCGGCTGATTTCACGCGGAAAGTGTAAGCCTGGCCGGCCAGAAGCCAGATATTCGCTGTGCCGCCGGCGGTCAGGATGACGGGATCCGGATTGACGGTGACGCCGGTGTAATCCGTGTACGTCGCCAGGGGCGTCGTCGACGCGACCTGGTAGGTGAAGACGCACCCAAACGACAGCGGCCGGCCGGAATTGTCGAGCTGAGTAAACCGCGGCGTCGGCGCGAGGACGACGGCCGTCTGTGCACCAAGGTAACTAGCCAGTAATAGCCCGAACAGGCCGAGCAGCAAGGCTCTTCGGTGCCCTACGAAAGAGGAGCGGAGAAGGTTAGAGTTAGTCATGGTTTTTCACGTTCTTGAGCATTGGCGCGTCTTCGTCCTCGACGATACCGAAGAGCGTTTGCGCTGGTTTCGGCAGCGCCTGGCCTCGCCGATCGCCTATCGCGAAGCGAAGACGTCAGAGAAAGCGCTCGAGATCCTTTCGGCCGAGTCCTTCGATCTCGTCTTCCTCGATCACGATCTCAGCTGGGAAGATGCCGGGTTTCCTGAGCGGCAGCACGGCAATGGCAAGGAAATCGCTCGCTATCTCGCCAGAACGAAGTTTGCCGGCCGTGTCGTCATCCACTCCAAAAACGAAGACGGCGTCGCCGCGATGCGGCGGATCCTCCCCGAAGCAACGATCGCCCGCTACGGCGATTTCGAGATCGTCACTGCACGCCAATCCGCCGCACGATAATCGGGATCCTTTCAATTCCTGCTTTGTGAGCTGCCAAGGCACGGCCGCGGCCGTCGACGTCGATAATGTTGTTTGCCGCGTCGCGTGTCTCGAGCACTGGCTGCACTGGTGTGCCGCTCTGGTAGGCCTTTTTCAGCTTCGCGATCGCCGCCGCCGACTCGTCCGGCTTCATGCCTCGAGTCTGCGATCGGCCTTCGGTGAAGCTGTTTTCGTCGACGCCCCAGCGATCGAGCAGCGCTTTCGGCTCGGCCGTCGTATGTACGCCGCCGCGGGGAATCACTTCGACCGGCGCGGCGCCAGTGACGGGCGACTGGCCTGCAGCCTTGCGCGCTTCGACGACAGCCAGGCTGTCTTTCAGCTTTTGCTCTAAGTTTTCCTCTGGGCCAGGCACTTCGGCTTTCGGCCCTTTGCCGGCGGCTTCCTCCGCGCGGATCTCGGCGGCCAGCTTGTTTAAGCGATCGAGATAGGTTTCGCCCTGGGGAGTGACTTTGGCAGCTGCCGGCGAGCTCGTCGGCAGTTCTGGTGCTGCAGCTGGTGCCGCTGCCGCTGCAGGCGCCGGCACAGGTGCCGGCGGCGGTTGGACCGCTGCAGCTGGCGGCGCCGCTGCCGGTGTGGGCGCTGGTGCCGCTGCAGCTGCTGGCGGCGCCGCGGCCTGTTTCTGCGCGGCGACGACGTCGGAAAATTCCGGCTTACCGGTGACAGGGTGCCGTACGACAGTTAATCCGAGATCGCGACCAGGCACTTTGACGTCGAGCGATTCGGCGACGTCGGCCGGCGTGTTGAGATTCGCCAGCTTTTTCAGCGGAATCAGCTTTTGATTGAGAGCCGTTTCCGCTGTCCGTGCAGCCAGACGTACCGGCGCCGTAACTGCGGCCGTGGGATTTTTCGCGATCGCTTTCGCCGCCGATGTCACGCCGCGGCTGAGGCCTTCGGTCGCGAGAGCAGTGATCGCCTGGCCGGCGCCCTGGCCGGCTGTTTCCTGCGCGGCTTTTTCGTAAGTGCCGACAGGATCCGGCGAGTTATTGATGTCATGAATCGCGCCGGCGATCTGCGTCGCGTCTTGCGCGGTGTGCCCGATCGATCGCAAGATCCGATAGACCGGTAAAGCAGCGTGACCGCCGCCAGGGATGCCGCCCGGCGCCTGGGCCGCGACGGCCTCTTCCTCTGGATTCTGCGGCCGCGGATCCAGTAGCGAAAACATGCCTTTGACGGCATCGCGAGTGCCGCGGGCGACAGACTGCAGGCCAGATGCGGTCGCGGCCCAGTGGTTTGTGATCGGGATCTCGCGATCGAGAATGCCAGGCTCGTCTTCGGCTGCCGGCGGCGCCGTCTCGAGCGTCGCCCCAGGCGGCAATTTCATCGCTGCCGGCGGCGGCGGGGTTTCGAGTGTCGCCCCTGGCGGAAGTTTGATTTGTTGTGGATCCATCTTTGCGGCGATTTCTAGAGCCGGCGCCGGCCCTTTCCACGTGTCGGCCTGGAAACTCACACCAGAGGGCAGCCGCGTAACGGGCATCTCTGGATCGGTGTCGAGTTGCGGCTGTATGTGATCAGGATTTGGGAAGACTGGGCCGGCAAAGTCTGCCGGCGCGCCTTCGTCGGGATCCTCGAGGCCTGCGGCTTGCTTCTGTGCACGTGTCAGCGCGGCGTATTCCGCCGACGTCAACGGCCGCCGGCGTTTGTCCGGCGGTAACTGTTGATATTGTTCCCAGGTTAGAGTCGGTGACGTCACTGCGGCAGCGCGTTATAGTTCGCAAGATCTGCAGTGTCGCCAGATCCTTTGTATTCGTACCGTTTATTCCCGATCTTGATCACATGCTTCGTCGTGCCGCCGCCCTGGCCGCCAGCGCCGGCATTCGGCTTACCGCCGAGCCGCTGCTGAATGTCCTCGATCTGCGCCTGGTAGGACTGATGTCGATTTGAGAAATCCTGTTTAAGCGTGTCGGCGACCTTTTTCGCGGCCGAGTACGACAGGTTTCCGCTCAACATGTCGTCGGCCTCTTTCTTCTGCGAATCGCTCAACACTCCGGACGCGTTCGCGCTGCCGAGCACTTTCGCGGCTTCTGACGCCGCGGTTTGCTGCGCGGCCTTCATGGCCTGATAGTTGTCGCTGCCGATCATCTTCTCGTCGATCATTCGCAGAGGCACGTTCGCGAATTTCACGCCGAGATCGGGGATCTGGCTTAACTTGTTGAGGAAAAGATCGATATTTTTGCCGGCAGTGTTTTCGAAGGCCGAGACCTGATCGAAGTTTGTCTGCAGCTTTTTCAGCGAGCCGGAATTCGCTTTGTAACTCGCTTCATTCGACGCCAGGCTTTCGCCAGGGTGTAACTCATTCGAGCGCTTGATGATCGCGGCAGTCGTGCCAGGACTGCGCGCGAAGCCGCTCGGCAAGATGCCGGTCTGAAAGTACTTTTCGGCCTGCTGATCGAGCGCCGTATTCGCGCCGCCCTGGCCGAGCATGTTCCCGAGCACCATCGCCGTCGGCGACTGTTTTGCTTTCCACGCGACGTAACTGGCCGGCGTGCGTTGCGCCGGCGGAAGCGTTTCCCCAGGCACCTTTTCGTCGTGCAGATAGGACCGCAATTCTGCTTTGTCGGGCGCCTCGAGCGGGCCGCCTGGTAGCTCGGCCTGCAGACGTTGCTGTGTAGTATTGGCGCCGGTGATCTTGGCTTGCGCTTCCTGCTCTTTGGCCGTGAGTTCGCGATCTTTCTCGGCTTCGGACATGATCGCCGAATGCAGCCGGATCGCCGGCAGATGCTGCGCGAAGATGTCGTCGCCTGGGTAGAGCTGCGGCTCTTTCGATACATCGCCGCCGGCCGCGGCGATTTGCTGCAGGCCCTGCGAATAGACGGTTTGCTTATCCTCTGGCTTCGCGTTCGTGACGGAGTCATGTACGCCGGCCGTGAGATCTGCGATCTTCTGCTGGCGCGCGAATTCCTCGTCGGATAGGCCGGCGAGGCTTTTGCGCTGCGTAATCATGCCTTGCTGGGCATTGAGAGCAGCCTGGCCGGAGCCACCATTCGCCGTGATCATCTTCGGAAGATCGGCGATCGTGTGCTTTGCGGGATCGAATTCCGAGATCGTCTTCGTTAGCGCGGCCTGGTCGGCGATCGCCTGGCGCTGTTGCTGCATCTGCAGCTCGCGCTCTTGTTGCTGTTGCGCGAGATCCGAAGTCTGCTGCTTCAAATTGGCAACGCGAGCAAATTCGGCGAGCTGATTGACCGGCGCCGCGGCAATTTGCTGCGCGTCTTGGACGATGTTCGGTGCTGCGATGGTTCCCATTTATTCCCCCTTAGACGCCAAAGAGCGCTGTCTCGAGGCCACTGGTCACGCCGCCGGCGGCGCTCGAGTAGCCTGCAGCCTTGCCCAGATAGCCAGACGCACGCGCAGCCGCGGCGTTGTTCTGTTGCTGCGCGATCTGCTGGGCCGCTGTCAGATCGATGTTTGCCGTATTGCCGGCCGTCGTGAGATTGGCCTGGCCCAGCTGGCCGGTCGACGTCTCGCCGAGCTGCGTCCCGCCGGCGAGTGTCTGGTAATTCGTCATGTACGAATTGAGTGCATTCTGGTAAGCCTGCTGGTAAGTGTTCTGGGCGAGACCCTGGCCGAATTTCTCGAGCGCGACGCCGGTATTGCCCGACATCAGCGTGCCATTCGCTGCGGCATTCTCGTCGATCGCATTCCTGCCAGTCTCGAGATTGAATTGATAGCCTGGCGTCGCTTCGGCTTCCGCGAGCGTCGGCGCGGTGAAGCCGGTCGACAGCAGCTTGTTAAGGCCGCCGGCGGCCGTCGAGCCGACAGCCTGGTAAGGCTGCTCGGCCGCAGTGATGTTGCCGAGCGCGGTCTGCTGGGCCGCGTTGGCATTCGTCTGATTCGTCTCGAAGGTCTTTTGCGCTTGTTGGGCGCCTTGCACTTCGGCGTTTGAAGCCTTGCCGGCAGCACTCGCGCCGAACAAACCGCCGACGATGTTAGATACGAAACTCATAAAGCCGCCTTTGGTTTCGAGATTCCGAGACAGACCTGGTCGAGCAGCTGGCCGCCGCGGCGATAGCTCTTTTCATTCACGCCGTAAGGCCGAAAGCCGACTCGAGTCACAAACTGGATCGCGCGCCGGTTCTGTTGCACGATCTCGCCGACGATCCGCTCGGCTTTGGTGTTCGTCCACATCCAATCGACCATTTCTTTAAACGCTGTGAAAGCTACGCTGCCGTAACTGCGCGGGAGAAAGCCGACATGCGCTTTCCAGCACGCCCAGGTGTCCGGTAGGAAGATCCCGAAGCCACAGAGGCCTTCGGCGTCGCGTGCGAGCAAGTAAACGACCTGGTCGCTCTCGATCGGCTTCCAGGTCGACGCGTCCGCGGTGAAATCATCCGAGATATAAGGGAAGATCGATGGATCGAGGCAGAGCTCGCGAATCGCCTTATAGTCTCGAGAACGAAAGATCACGGCCATTCGGTGACCCACCAGGAAGTTCCATCGCTTTTAAATTTCACGACAGAGCCGGCGCCGCTGTTCGTCGTGAGCGTTTGCGTCCCATCGGCCGAGCCGGTGATGGTGACGTGATTGCCATCGGCCGACGTCTTCCGATAGGTAACCTCCATGTTCTGATTCGACTGGCCCGTCGTGCCGGCCAGGCCTGCAGCCGGCAGCGCGATCGTGACCGGCCCGCTCGTTGTGTCGATCGTCACCAGCGGCAGCAAATACTGCAGCGTAAAAAGCCACTGGCGAAGCGGGATCCCGAGAAAGCCTTTGTCGTCGATCGCCTGCGATCGCGTCGGCGGATCGAAGAGCTGCGTTTGTGTTGTCGACATCAGTCTTCCGGAACTAGCTCGAGATAGGCGTCGGCAAAGCGCCAGGGAATCGGATCGGTCCAACTGACTTCCCAGATACGCTTTCGCGCTCGGCCCAACATGCGTTTGATCACGCGATGGCTGTATTCGCCGCCGGCGCCAACACTGAGGGAATAGGTATTCGACCAGGTGCGGCCGCCATCGTTCGACCATCGAAGCATCAGCTGTGCCGGCCGCGGCTGGCCGTCGCCGTCGAGAATCGGCGGGATCGGCGCCAGGCCTGCGTCGATGTCGAATTCGATCGACGGGTATTGCACAAACTTGTTTTCGTCTGAAATTGTCGGCGTGCGTCGATAGCCGCGAATCACGTTGCCGAAGTCGTCGAAGTACTTCGACGACAGATCGTAGACCGTGCCGCTCGCCCAGTCGCCGACTAGGTGCTTCCCAAAATTGAAGGTGTGACACATGGCGCGATCGGCGATATAAGTGCCGTTGCGCGCATTCCAGAAGCCGCGGCGATGCCAGAAGCCGGTCGATACGTCATACGCCCAGCTTTTACTGACGGTCGGGAAAAGGATCACCCAGAAGGGATGTCCGTTTTCCTGGTACGTCCAACCGATCGCGTCCGCGGTCGTCGCGAAACTCTGCCATTCGCTCTCGATCGCGTGCGTCGATACGCGCTCGCCGGCATAACCGCTCGCGCGCTTCGCGGTGAGGAAGCCGCGCTCATCTTGCGCCAGCCAGAAAGCCGAGTTGTCGAGCTGTACCGTCGCAAACGTCGCCGCGGCGCCATCCTCGAGGAAGGCGCCTTGCACTGGGATGAAAGGCGGAAAGCCGGCGCCGGCGTTGTAATAAACCGCGGTTTTCTTCCCCGAGTAAAACCAGGCTTCGCGATGGTCGCAAAGCAGCGAAACAATGTTGTCGGGAAACAGCGACAACGTCGCGATGTCGAGGCCTGACCAGGTCGTCGCGTCTTCCAGGTTCGATACCTGAAAGGTGTGCGAATCCTGCAGCGTCGCGATGATATAGCCATCGTCGAAGCCTATCTGATTGATCGGCCCGTTAAACTGGCCCATGTTGACGACGATAAAAGCATTCGTCGCCAGCGTGAGCACGAACAGATCGCCATTGTTAAGGATGACGAGTTGCGTCTCGTTTGCCGTGATCATCGTCGGCCGCGTCGGCGCCGCGCCGAGCGAGCCGCGGACGGTCACATTGCCGCTGGCGTCGACTTCGTAAAGCTGGCTGGCGGCGAAAAAGGTCCGGCCGTTAACGGTGAAGTCAAACGGGATCGATGATTCGGGAAACTGCGCAAAAACTTTGCGGCCAGGTGTGCCGAGCAGCGCGATCGGCACCTTCGCGCCGGTCGACTCCGACCGCTCGCAATAACAATTCATCGCGTCTTCGTCGTCGACGTTCGGCGACTGCGCGGTATAGGATGGTCCGCAGAAACCCCAGTTTTTAGCCATGATGAAAACAAAAGCGCGAGATCTGATCGCTGGCTGGCCGCGCGGTCGCTCGAGTCTCGGGGCGATTGATTGGCGCGAATACGAATGGCCCTGCACTCGACAGCGCTGGCCGGTACAGAAATCCCTAGAGGCCTTCGTCGATCGCTACTATCACGAAGGCCAGCAACGAATGATTACGGCTTATCTGGAACGCTGGCGGCGGCCGCCGGCGGATCCGCTGATCCGGCTACAGCTTCGGATTGATGAGCTGTGTTATCGAGGGCCGGCGGTGAATCGGCTGTCGTACCTGCATCAGCGCCCGACGGTGCTTTCGCCTGATCCATTTGAATCTTGAAGTGCTCGAGCTCGATCACGGCCGGCGCCAGGTATTTCTCGGCGAAGGCCGCTGGCGCGAGCGCGAGATCTTCCCGCGGCACGTCGACGACTACCCAGGAAGCGGCCAGCTTGGCGTTTTTGCGCTCGCGCGGATCGTGTAGCCGCAGAGTCAGCTTGAGTCGATCCGGCCCAGGTGGCGGCGCCGCGACCAGAATCACTTTCTTTTGTACGGGATCCCAGGCCTGCATTAAGCCGTCGGGGATTTCAATTTCGGCCATGGTAGATTACTCCAAATGGATCGCCGAGCCTTCTTACGGGGAATAGGGGGCGCGATCGCGAGCGCGGCGATCGTGCCCGCGATCCCGCTCGGCCGTGTCTGGTCGTTCCCGAAAAATATCGTGATCCCGAAACTGTCGCTCGAGGAAATGGAGCAGCGCTATCTCGCGCCAGCTGTCGAACAGCTCAGGAACGATATAGACGGGCTCTTCCAAATCGGCGACATTGTCAGCTTGCCGGCATTCGGCATCGAGCGTTACATCGTGACCGGCATCCAGGCGGATTCTATAAAAATCCAGAAGGCCGAGCAGGATAAACTCGGCTTTATCTTTGGCGCCGCGAGGCGTCATTTGCGAAAGGTTCCGCTCTGGTACGTCGACGAGCTCGAGGATCCCGCGGTCGCCGCGGCCGTCGAAAAGATCTATTCCGGCGGCCCACCAGGTAGCCCGCCAGTCGCCCAGTTGAAATCCGGCTTCGCCTGGCCCGACTTCGGCATGCCCGAATCGTGACTCCGCTGCCGCGGCGACTTGTCATTGTTCCCAAAGACAGCCTTGCGCGCTTCCATCGCGCCCTTTACCGTTTCCGCCTTCACGCTCTTGTTGAGGCCTGGGCAGAGCGTTTCGGCCAGCGATAGCATCATGGCCGCGCGATAGGCCTGCGGCAGCGTTCCTGGGCCTTCCGGCCCGCCGATCGGATCCGTGATCTCGACAAACTGCGAAATCGCTTGCCAGAACTGCAGCCGGACCTGATTCGCGCTGTTCGGTACCGGCCAGAAGTAAAGAGATCCGTCGGGATAGGTCGGATCGTAATAGACATCAGTCGGAACGTTCGTCTGGATCGACTTCACCTGGTTTACAGCCCACCAGTCGTGATCGCGCACGTTGATGATCTGATCGACCTGGCCTGGTGAAATATTCAGCAACAGCGCAGCCGACTCGAGCCGCGTCGGCCGCGGATTCGGACTGGTGTCGAAGGTCGCGACGCCAGAATTGCCGATCGTGTGAGGACTGAGACCGGCCTGCAGCGTGTACACGTTGTAAACGTACGACCAGACGAAAGGCTTTTTCGCACTCCAAATATCGACCAGGTAATTCAGTTTGCGAAAGGCCCATTGTCCGACGTCGGCTTCCAGCGGCTCGCCAGGTGAGAGCGCACCAGTCTCGATCAGAGCATCGGTAACGATGTCTTCGACGGTGTACGCGAGCGGCGTTTCTGAGGCTGGCGGCGCGATCGGCGTCATTTATTTGTCTTCGTCGGCGGCGTCGAGCTCGGCGAGCTCTTCGGCGCTCATCGCGGTTTCGCGAGCCGGCCCAACTTCCTTGATCGGCGCAACGTTCGCGGCCGACAGCTTCGAATAGTCGTGCTTTTCCGAAGGCTTGAGATTGAAGCCGCGTTTCAACGCTGCTTTAAGCTGCGCGGGATCATTCACCTGCAGCACGGCGCCGCTTTCATGGTGATAGACCAGGCGCGGCAATTCGCGGTACTGGTAGCGAGTGACGACTGGCTTTCCGAGATCGATCTCGCGGCCGACCGGTGCGGCCTGCAGAAGCTGATCGAGCAGTGCTGCCTTGTCCTGTTCGGAAAGCTTGTCGAGTACAAAACTATTTTGTGTCATTTGCTCTTGTTCCTTTCGCTGTTGCATCAGGCGATCGCGCGTCGCTTTGTCGCGCGGGACGCCAGTCAAATCGAATTCGAGTGGATAGTGTTCGCGCCTTGGCCGGCGACGTGCTTCGTTCAAAGGCATAGCGGGGAAAAACGAGCGCGGCCGCTCTATAAAGAGCCTTCGGCCGCGCTCTGCTGCTGTGAAGAGTGAAGCTAGTACGCGTACATATACGGCCCGACCGCGGTCGTGAAACCCGTCGGGACGGTGATCGTCGGAATGGTGCCAAACGTTCCGGTTTTGCTGGTCGTCAGGTAGGTGTCTTGTGTCCCTGTGACGAGCATCCGGATCGTGTCGCTGGTGCCGTTCGATTGCGTGCACGCGTAATACTGCCCTGGAACGATGTAGTACTGACTCGTGAACGCATACTTGACGTAAGTCGATGCGGTCGAGTTCGTTGCGCCGGCCAGGGCGCTATTTGCGAGCACGTTGCCGCTTGCATCGAGCAGCGCGACCAGGTGCTTATCGCTGCCGCCGGCCGTGGTGCCAAACATCGGCGCCAGGCCAGTCAGCAACTTCGGCACGGTCACGTCGAGCTCGGCACAATACAACGTGCCGGCAACGACGGTCGTCCCGTTCGTGTTGAGCGAGGTATAAGCCGTGCCGCCGGAATTGGCCGACAGGATCACTAGCGGGACGTTGTTTTGCGCCGCGAGATTTGATGTCGACCATACGCCGCCGACGCAATCGGAGATCTGCGGCTGCGCGCCGCCGACGCCGAAAGAAATCTGCGGCAGATACGGCACATTCGCTCGAGTGCAGGATCCGCTCGGCGCCTGGGAAGTGAAGGCGAAAGGCGGCCCAGCCCAAACCAGCGCGCTCGATAAGTGTGTCTGCGCCAGCGTGCCGTTATAGCCTCGAGTCACACTGAGAGTCGTGCCGGTCGGGGAAACGGCGTTCACAAACATCGCTTCCTCGTCGACGAAGATCACGGTCGAAGTGGCCGTGATCCCTGTCACCGATCCGACGACGATCGCCGTCTGGCTGGTGGTTTTTACTGCAGCGCTCAACGTGGTTCGCGTCAGCGCGGTTTGGCCGAAGGCGGGAACAATGAAAACCGCCAGAGCCAGGACGAAAGAGAAAATGCTGGTGCTAAGTTTTTTTGTCATGGTGTGAGCCTCGATCGGGAGATATAAGAAAATTCTTATATTCCGGCCGAGATTGCCCTTTCTCTAGGCTCCCAACAGCCCAACTGCGCCGTTGTCTTGATACAGGTTTCCGAAGCCGACGACGGTGTCGAAGCGATGGATCTGCATCGATCGAACCGGATCCCAGGCCTTGACGAAGCGAACCGGGATGCCGGTCTGCTTGTCTTCCGCCTGGCTGCGCGCTTCGACGGCCTTCGGCAGATAGAAGCGCATGCCGACGATCGCGAAAGCTTGCTTCGTGAGGGCCAGCCCGACGCTGCCGACGGCACCATTCGGGTTAGCCGTGCCAGGCCAGAGAGTCAGCGCGGCGCCGTTCACTGGCAGCGCGTCGACGTTCTGGTATTGCGAGCCGGGCCCGTAGATGGCCGGCAGGATCGTGATCGTGTCGTTTCCGCCTGTCAGCGTGAAGTCTTGCGTCACGGTGAAGGTCTGCGCCGTCTTCGGCCCAGGGATGCGCCGAGTACGGGGATTGACAAAATTCACGTTGGCGATCGCGATCTTATCGCCCTGATTCAAGGTGTCGCCGTTCGTTCCGGTGATCACCAGGGAAGTGCCAGTCTGGCCGCCGCCGGTGACGGTGACAGTCGACGCCCAGGTGCCGGCCGTGTGCGAGTAGAGCGATTGCTCTTCGAACACGTCGAACGCTTTCAGGCGGCCGAGCGAGCCTTCCTTAAACGCAGTCGTGATTTCGTCGGATGGCTGAAACAGCGACGTCACGGGCGTGTTGATCGAGTTCGTCTGCATCGACGAAGTGATCAGCGCGGCGCGTTTCCCAGGAGGTGCGGCCTTTTGCAGCAAGCGAGCGCGAGCCTGATCGAGAAACACGACGCTGGTCGGATCCTGGCCGAGCGAGCCGACGATCTGCGACACGTTCTGATAGGCAAACTTCGCGGCGCGAGAGTCGATTTCCTGCGCCAGCTGCACGCCGGCCGGCTCGAGGTATTGCTCTTTGATCTCTTCCTCTGAGCGTTCGGCCTTGACTGCGGCCTCGTAATCGTCCCACTGAAAATCGATTCCGAAGGGTTGATCGAGCGAAACGGTGGTCGAAATCCGATCGATGCCCTGCGGATTGTAGTCCAGGCCATCGCGGATCAGGAACTGCTGCGGAAACTTCACTTGGATCGTGGTACCGACGGCGAAGGTCTTTGTGTAGTCCTTCTGCCAGTCGCTGTTAAAGTACTCCGCGACTTTCAAAGCGTTCTTGAGGTTGCGAAGCACTTCCATCGAAATCCAGGAAGTGTTTAAAAATTGGTTGCCCATTTTCTATTTTCCTCGTTTGCGGCGGGCCAGATCTCGCGCGTTCATTTCGCGCATGTAACTATCTGTGTCGCCAGCTTCGACGGCTTCCGCGATCGGATCCTTCGTCACGGCACCTTTGCCGGATGTCTGGTGAGGCGGCCGCGGGGCCTGGCTAACGGGTTTTGCAGCAATGGGTTTTCGTGCGGCCGCGCCGGTTTCGTCGGCGCCGCCTTCGTTTGACGAGGATCCGCCTAGAGCGTGCTCGATCTTGGCGAGCTCGCGGACCTGGCGAATGGGATTGACGAGATACTTTCCCGCCTGGTCGCGCGCGAAGATATGTTTGTATGCATCCCAGTTCTGAGCTAGGTGCAACATGACTTCGTGCCCGACGTCAGAGTCGAGAAAAAATCCGTCGATATGCGATCCCTTCGTATAGAAAAACTCGTCGCGGCCGGCTTCGTCTTTGCGAGATAGCAGATCTTTAATCGAGTCGTCGTAATCCGGATGCGTTTCGCGGATCTTGGCGACGCGTTCATTGATCGTCTGCTCGATGACTTTTTCGGCTTCGGTCTGCGCGCGTTGCTGCTCGCTCTTGGCGCCGCGGCTGTCGATTTCGGCGAGTACCTGGTCGCGATCGTATTTCCGGACAGCGGCCAGATATTCGTCGAAAGTGGCGAATTTCGGCTTACCTGTCTTCGGATCGACGTCGTCGATCTTCGGCTCGACTGCCTTGGCCGGCTGGGCCGTAGTGTCCGCTGCAGGTTGCGAAGCCTGCGAAGTGTCACGCTGGGCGGCGCCTTCGGCTCGACCTTCCTGGCGAGCTAGTTTTTCGCGCAGTTCGCGATTCTCGCGACTGAGTTTCCGCCAGCGGCTTTCGCTTTCGCCCGCGGTCCTCGTCTGCGTTTCCGTTTCCCTTTGCTGCGTTGATGCGGCTTCCGAGGCCGCGGCGGTTTCGGAGGAAGGTGCCGAGCCTTCGCGATTCACTGGCTTTTCTTTGGCGCGCTCTTCGCGGATTAGAGCGGGAATATGCTCGCCATCGTCCGCGACCTGCGATCCGGCCGGCTCGAGCTCGTCCGGCAGCTCGCCGGTGAGTCGATAATTCGGGTCGGAGGGCAGAAAGTGCGAATTTGTTTCACGATCAGGCGCTACCGAGGCGCCAGGAGTGACGGTACGTGATGCCATGATGCGTTTTCCTTTTGTGTTGAGTGCCGGATGTGACGTGAGACCGGCGGCGCGAAAGTACAAAACTCGTTAGTCTGCAGGCTCGGCCGCGGCCGGTTCTGGCTGTGGCGTCAAAGCGGCCTGCTGGGCCAGTTGATCGGTTGCATGCGCGTGATCGACGGCCTGCAGGCCGGCTTCGTGTGCCGCCTGGTGCGCGCGATCGACGTGCGCGTCGGCAAAGCCGAGCGTCTGCAGCTCTTTTTGTGCGTCGGTCTGCGCGGTGATCTCCGCGGCCTTCGATCCCTTCGCGAGCTCGGCCTGTACGATCTTGGTGATGAATTCCATCGTGCTTTTGTCGAGCACGTGCTGGCCTTTCATCGCTTCGATCTTTTCCTTCGAATTCAGCTCCATTACCTTCGCGGCGCGTTCCATGTGCAGCGACGCGTTTTCCTGCGTCAGTTGCTGAATCTGGGCCTGCAGCTGCTGCACGATCGCTTGTGCCTCTGGCGGCAGATTGGTCGGGTCTGGAGGATTCAGCAGCGTAGCGATCTCGACGCCGACGGCGCCCAGATCTGGCTTTAATTTGATCGCCAGGGCCAGGATCTTATTCGCGATCGGCGCCGAGATCCCGAGCTCTTGCCAGTTCTCGATCAGCGTATCGACGAAGGCCGACTGCTCGCGGCGCTCGCTCTTATAGCTCGGCCCGTCTTCGATCGTTACGTCGAAGTCGCCGCGGCCGGTGTGCACGTGGTCTTTCTCGAGATCTTGGACGTTAGGCGCCCTG